AGATAATTTTTTGCAAATACATGCCAGTGGATTACATCATTTTCTAAACGTGGTCGCCAATCAACCCACGAAGCCAAATCAAGTCTACTTGCTAAATCATAACCACCGAAGCCGACAACACCTTTAAATTCCTTTTGCTCGACTTCCGATTCAGCTTTTGCCCAAGATGATTCAGCAATCCAGCCATCTACAGCCCCCACCCATTCATCCAAATGCTTTTGACGAAAAATAGCCTCGTAAGCTGGTGAAATTTTGCATTTATCAAAACCGCCCTGAAGATACTCAGGTTTGACCGAAATTCCATAGTTTGGATTGGCTTTCTCCCAATTTTTGGGGTCCTTCCAATCATCACCCTTGTCTAAACAAAAAATAATGCCGAAATATCGATCATGCTTCCCTTTACCCTCAAGGATTGCTACCACGATTTTTCGCTCTCGATAGCAGATTCCAGTTGTATCTTTGCCTGCCGTGGTAATAGCAAACAATAACGGCTGTGAACGAGACGCAATACCATTGGCAACGATGTCATACATGCCTGAATCTTTATGGGCATGCAGTTCATCAATCAGGCCGCAATGAACGTTAAATCCATCTTTCGATCCATCCCGATCTTGTGACAGCGCCTGCATCGTTGAATTAGTCGTCCGCTGAAAAATAGAGCGCTCTTGATACTCGATACCAAATCTTTCTCGCATTTTTGGCGAGTACTGGACCATTGTTTTAGCCGATCCAAACAAAATATTGGCTTGGTCACGTGTCGTTGCTGCCGCATAAACATTTGAACCTGGTTCACCGTCAATGAAGGACATATACAGCCCGACGGCAGCCAGCCACGTCGTTTTGCCATTTTTCTTAGCAACTTCCAAATACACATAAGTGAAACGACGCAATTTTGCATAATCTATCCATCCATAAAGATTGACCGTTACAAATACCTGCCAAGGCGACATGACCAACAAATTTCGAGTGCCATCAGGCTTTAGTCGAGCAAGATCCCCCTCAACATGCGGACACGTTTCAATGAAAAAGCACGCATGATGTGCGCGCTCTAAATCAAAATTAAATTCAAATTCTATATCTGGATCGAGTGATCCTACTTTCAGCTTTTTTAAAAGCTTCTGAGTTTCAGGCCCAGCCCAATTAACATCAAAACCTGATCGGCTTAAATCATCTACGAATCGTTTGACTGCTAATTTTTCCAGCTTCCCTGCCGTGCGCGCACCAGAACGAACATCGACACAGTACTGGAGCGCAATTTTAAAGTAATCGCGCATATTGACTCACTTTATTAACTAGATCGAAAACTATAATTTTCGTATGGATCATTCTCAGGTTTTGTTGCAGCATCAGCTCCAAGTAAATCTAACTGCTGTTGTTTATTTACTTTAACGCTTGAACGCGCAGCTGGTGTTAAACCAAACTCACGTGCAGTTTTAATAATTTGTTCTTGCAGTTTGTTTCGGATCTGAACAAAGCCAGCCTGAACTTCAAAACCATTTGGAGTCTTTGCCAGCCATTTATCAATATCTTCTAATTTTTCCATCACATCCGCATAGCGCGCGACGTTGTCACAATGCATAGCAAAAACATCACCATCAACAACACTGATTAAACCGGCATTGACCAATGCTGGCCCCAAAGTATCCCAATGTTTTCGCGCTACCCCTTTCACCCAACGCGGGCATGGTGGCATCCCTAAATCTACTGAAGCATTTGCTACCTGTGCATCTGCATCGCGGTCATCTCGAATGCGTGAACCGCTTAACATTTTCTCCTGCAATGACTTAGGAGGTCGTCCCATATTTGACATATCAACCTCTAAAAATTGAAAACTTATTAAATAATAGAGGTATACCCCCCTATGGACTTTTGACCACACAAAAATTACACGGGGGGGCGGTCTTTTATAAGAGGTCGGTTTCGACTTTTGACCCCATATCCCCTATTTTTCCTTAGCGAATGGATCTTGATACATTTCTATAAATTTCTCCGCAGGCATTGAACTTAATTGATTTTCTTCATCACGAATTAAGTAATCATCAAGTCCTGCTTCATGACGGTAATGAGCGTCTTCGTAAATCAACTTATTCGCCCCTATAAAAACATTTCCAGCTTGGTAATGTTTTTTAAACCAAACAGGCAAACGCTTAAAATCATTTCCTGCAAGCTCAAGAATCTCTTTAACTGGTACAGCAAAAACAGACTTCACAATCGTTTGATAACGCATCTTAAATATCCTTTCTCACCACACGACACTGGGCATCCACTTCATCAAGTCGAGCAGGTCGCAGACGTTCATAGATTTCTACTTGAGGTTGAGTCTCATCATTCCAAAGGACATGAAGACTTGAACCTGTTTGAACAACAACACCGACATGATCAAAACCTTTGATGTCATCACGGTAGACGACTGGATCACCAAGCAGTATTACTTCGCTCATGCTGGCACCGCCTTGAAGTGTGAGTGATGCAAGCGCCCACCGTTCCCTTCATGGTCTTGGACAAACACTGTCTTGTCATGGACTTCAATCACAGTGAACACTGCCTTGTCGTCGCACATCAAAGATTCTTGCGCATACTCAGTGACAACCAGTAAGCGATCATTCACTTTGAAATCGTTCGTGCTGTCTTTGTTTGCCTTGGTCTTGGTTTGAACTGGCGACCAACTGCCCCGATCTTCGGTAGCGGTTTTGATGTTGTGGTGTGTTTCACATAACGGCTGCCAGTTGCTCTTATCCCAGAACAGAACCTTATCGCCCTTATGCGGAATGATATGGTCAACGACTGTTGCTGGGTTGATGTAACGAGTCTTGTGACACTCAACGCATAGCGGATGTTCATCAAGGAATGCATCACGAGCTTTAGCCCATTGAGCATCATAGCCACGCTGATGTGCGGTGCCGCGCTCTCGGTCTTTCTTTTTGATCTTGTCTTGATGGTTATCGCAATAACCTTGGTTCGTCGCGTACTCTTTGCAACTGTTCACCAGGCATGGACGTTTAGCTTTCTGTGGTGCTTTCTTTGTCATGAACTGAAACCAATTTTGTTTTAATCGAACTGCGAATTAATTTCTTAGAAACTGCATCGGCTGCAACACCAACAAAACCCAATGCATAAGCCAAAACAATTTTTGGTTTAGATAACTTCACTTGGATTTGTACAATCTGTTTCGAATGCATGGCTAAAACCCCATAAAAAAGGGCTGCATGCCCGACATTGACCGAAGACATGCAGCCGAAAAAAAGAGCCTTTCGGCTCTCTCAGAGGAAACTACAGCGTTTTGATACAGTTTCTCATTGTGGGAAAATGTATCTTAAAATGGCTCACCCGTCAATACATTAAATCAACTTTAGATTGATTTATTTAGTTGATCTTTGATTTTCCACTCAACCGTATCCAAATCTGCTTTGAACTCAGTTTTAAATGTATTAATCAGGAGCCCTAACTTTCTCTGGATCTGCATGCGACTTACACCAGCAATAATCGCTCGATTGCGTTCTGAAGGAGAATAGCCAGCAGGAACTTTACATAACTCAACTAATGCCACAAAAATTGAAAGCTCATGCTCAGTAGACATTTCTGCCTGATTTGTACGAATTAATTCAGAATGAATGAGCTGAGCAGCTGTTTTAATCTGTTCAAGTGAATTGCGGTTTAAGACGCAAAGCTCAACCAAATGAACTTGAACCGTAGTTAACTTTGCATAACTCATTGCCGCACATACATCTTGAGAAGTCATTGCCCCATGGCTACCGCCACCAATTGCATCGAAGTTTGTGGTCTTCGGATTTAATAAACGAAAATATTTTTCCATTGGTTGGCCTTTTTTATTTCCATGTGAATGATGTTAACGAACGTGTGAATGATTTTTGGCAATCATTCACATAGAAAAGATAGGTAAAACATATATTTAAAATGTATGTGAATGATGTGAATGATTTATGTGATTTTCTCGCGCGAGGACTGTTTTTAATATTGATTGTTTTATGATCAAAATTAATCAAAAAATAGATAATAGAAATCAATATGTGATTTTTACCCTCGCGTGCGCGCGCGATAAAATCATTCACATGGTTAACATGATAGCTGTATGTATTGGTATTAAAGGCTTTGACCGTGTGAATGATTTTGTAAAATGGTTCACACGACCCTTCACATGGTTCACATGAGAAGCTATTTTTATGAGTATTTTGCTTCTGGAACATCGTTCACTCCGTCTAAGCTATCCTGAAATTTTTCGATTTGCAACCCTAGCCAAACCATCTCTTGCTCAGCATCAGGCTTTGTACCCACAATAAGCACTTTGTTTTGGCCTTTACTTCGATTACCTTTCCAATGCTTGGCAGTATCACTGGGCACAATGCCGTGCTTTTTGCCTTCAATGATGAATCTCTTCATACTGATTTGATGTTCACCGGTATTCCTCGTCCACTTCCCAAACGCTTTGTATAGCTGCTCGGATTTGCATGAAGTATATGGAAACTGAGTATCACCATTGATCCAGTCATGATAGAAAGTATCGAAACCTGCGCGCGAATAGTCGATCATGGTTTTCTTTGCAATGGTCATGGGTGGTTTGACGTGCTCATGAAAATCAGTCAAATCCAATCCCATGAGATAGGTGTAAAACGCCTGAATGCCATTGGTTTTAATTTCCTGCATGACAATTTCATGCAATGGTCCTGATAGGTCCTTATTTGGATTGAGTACCAAGAAGCGTCTGTCTTTCTCCTCTATGGGTAAAGGCTGGGTATTGTTAGATAAAAAAACTGTATTCAGATGATTATTCATTTCCCAACCCGATACGAATTTTTTACTGACATATAACGTCTCACCAGTAATCAAATGTTTGATCATCCCCATGACGTTGTGCTTTTTCTTGTTATCTACGATTTCCTCAAATACCCCGAACAGCTTGTTTTCAATCCATTCGTTATATTGGTTATCAAGCTGTGCTTGACCAACAGTCGTATGATATTCGCCATAAATCTTTTTCATAATCGTACCAAACATCAACGACTTTCCAGATCCATGAATATGACCATGCATCAAGACACATGTAGCCATCTTTGCACCGATGTTTTGTAAAGGAAATGCCAGCCATTTCAATAAAAATTTGACAGCTTCTTTTTCCCCATCACATAAGTCATGGATTAAGGTCATGATCCCTTTACAATCTTCATGAGCTTCAGATCGAGAAAATGGTTCATCGTACTGATCACGCATCACGTCTACAGTTAAACCACGATAAATATTGATGTAATTTTCATCATGATCATGTTCCTGTTTTGGATCAAAAATCAGGTTTTGACGTGGAATAATTTTTCGCTCTGGAGACTTAAACCACAAATCAAAGATATTCGGGTATGCAATCCGAATGTGCTTAATTAACCAAATTTTTCGTTCCGTTAAATTCCATGCTTCTTCCGAGTTTGCCAGAACAACAAAATTACCTAAAAGCTCCTGAATAGTGAGATTGGTAGCAGTATTCACATTTCGTTCAAACTCAGCTTTAGCAATAACATTTTTATGCTCAAGCCATTGTTTATATTGACTTTGACCTAGCAATGCAGTGAATGCATTTTTTTTAATAACAATATGGTCAGAGTTATCCCAAACGTCAGTTTTCCCTTCGATCAAATAGTAACGATCGACAAATTTTTGAATAGATTCAGGGACAGTACTATTTTCTGACGAAATGTCTCCCCCTTTCCCCAAGTCACCAGCCACAGGATTTTCCTCAACCACAGGAACATGAGATTTTTTCTCAATTTGACCCTCCTTATGGCTGGGCTTGTTGGGTTTAGGGGGTGCGGGGGAAAGAGGAATATTATTGGAAATAGCCTGGTCAATCTGTGCCTTTACTTCCCCCAACCCGTACATCAAATGCAGGTCATTAAAGTCCGATGGGATGAAAGTTGATTGTGGCTGTCCTACTTGTTGGTCTTGGTTCACTTATGCCACCTTATTAAATTGAGGGAGTACTACGATGCCGCCACTGACAGCCACAGCTTGTTGAGCGTATTTCAGTCCCGTATCCTCTTTAGCGCTATCGTCATCTGCACAATAAACAAAAATAGCATTTGGATATTTTGCTTTTAATGCCTCTCCCACTTTAGGGAGATTATTGGCCACGAAAGCCAAAGCAACAGGATAGCCAGTTGCTAAATGAATACTCGCTCCAGTCGCATAGCCTTCAGCAATACAGATAATGATTGGATCGGTGAGTTCGATTGTGCCTATAAGAAAGAAACAACCTCCTGTACGTCCACCCTTTTTGTTACCGTCTGGATCTTCATGATCTGAAGTAAAATACTTGTCACCATTTGAGTAAATTGTTTGCATGTTCCACATAAACCCATCGGTATCGTAGGCTGGAATAAGCACGTTCCCTTGATGGTTGATTTTTACGCCAGGTAATACCGGTACTTGTTTTCTTTCTAAATATGGGCTTGAGCCACCAGGATATGGATTTCGATATAAACCTTGGGCCTGACGTGCGACTTGTTGCTGCTTTTTTAGCTCCCTTTCCTGGTTAATTCGATCACGGATCTTTTTTTCTTCTGCCCACTGTTTACGCATTGAATCAGTGATGGTACTTGTTGCCTGCAAACCCACAATCGAAGCTATTTCCTCAATCACTTCTGAAAACGGTAGGCTTGTCACTTTTCCTACTAAGTCAAACCCATCTCGGTTTTTACTGTCACTACAGACGTTGCATAACCAATCGCCATTTTCGTATTTATCATCAAATCGAAAACGATCTTCGCCACCACAAAAAGGACATGGCCCATGGCTATCTTTAGTTGGGATCGTAATATTAAATCTAGAAAAAATATCTTCCCAACGTCCACGTGCTGCTTCCTTAACGTCACCAAGCTCAAAACCTTTCTTTTTCCTAGGCATGTTCACCTCGATATTGTTCTTCAGCCATAGCCAATAAAGTTGAAACGACGCGGATCAGCTCATATGCATCTTTACGAATGACTGAAAGCTCTTCCCCACTAATCACACCGTCGCCAATGGCTGATGCAATAGAAAGTGATAAATCCCCTTGTTCTTGGGCCAACTTACCAATTTTCATCACAAAATCAGCTTTACTTAAATTTTCCAATTGAGGTAATTCAAACCAAGCAGCATTGCCATGAATGGCACAAACGCTATCCATGATCCCGCCATCTCGTGTTTCATTTAAGACAGCTTCGAAGTGATGAATATTGGCTTTATGGGTAGTTGTGGTTGGACATAAAGAGTTGCGAAATGTGGTGAGGTTCCAGCAGTTCTTTTCAGCAATACGTGAAATTAAAGACTGATCATCTTTTGCATAAACTGCCGCACGTAAAGCTAGTGAAAGTGGAAGTACCTTTTCTTTCTTATTAATCATGATTTTAAGCCTATCTATCAATCATATTCATTTAATTAAAATCAACTTAAGCTACTTCTAAGTCATACAACCACGAGACAAATTGATGCTTAGAAAATCCACCTTCAGCAGCAATAACCAAAGAGTCGATCATTTCTGGGCGAGGGATTTTTTTCTTATAAATCAGATGCAATTTTATGTAATTAGTAGTAGTTCCAGACGCAATAGCAAAGTTTTGCAGCTGCTGTTCAGACATACTTCGGATGTACTGGGCAAAGTCAAAATCAACCTTACGCATATTTAATCACCTTAAAGGTTATTTATATAGGCGCATTATTGATTTCTTAAAATCAATAAGTCAATACCTTTTGGGTGATTTTAGATGATTTTGGTTGATTTTTTTTCTAATAGTTATGATTGATAATCACCGCATAGTAATAAGTACAGTCGCTCATATACTCAATATGGGTAAAGCAGCGACAGAGGAAACCAACCTCAATATTTGGTTTAAGGTGTACCGAAATGCAAACAGTTTACGAGATAAGAAAAAATAATTTACTTGAGATACTTGAACAGTATGAGAGCCGAAAAGCTTTTTGCGAAAAACTAGGCATTGAATATAATCATTTAAATCAATATCTAGGGAAGAAGTCCCAAAAAAATATTGGTGACAAATTTGCTGCTAAAGTAACTGAAGCTCATAAGCTCCCTATTGGGTGGCTTGATCACCCTCACGACAAACTGGCGATTAAAAATATTGTTCAATCCCAAGAAGCGACAAATACTGTCGTGCAATTAAGGGAAATTGAAAATCACCCTAGCATTGATCAAAGTAATACGCTTAAAATGGTTTCACTAGCCAACATACTAAAAATGTCCAAAGGTGAAGACTTGGAAATAAGCGCCAATACTGAAGAAGTAAAAAATATTCATGTTCCTTCAAATATGATCAATCCTATTGCTTACTTAATTAAAGGCAAAGGTTTTGCAAAACCATACAGAAATGGCTATGTGGTTATCTGTGAGTATACGGGACAGCCTATAGCTGGAGAAGAAGTTCTAATCTTCTGTAAAGATGGAACAATTTTCGCAGGAGAATACTTATTTGAACAGCAAGGTTTAATCAAAATTGATTCTGTAGATGGTGTAATTGAAACATTAGATCAAAAAGATATTGCTAGAACATCACCAGTAAAGATGTTTATCTCTCCAAGTCAATTAATATAAATTGATTTATTTTTTTCAGGTGGCTTAGGCCACCTTTTTTTATAAAAATTATTTATCGACTTATTAAATTAGCTTTTGGCTTATATTTATTTATGAAAAAAGTAAGTTAGCACTTACTTTTTAACTATTCAGCACAACAAAAAATCAACTTAAAGTTAATTTAATCACCTAAAAACTCTTGACAAGGTTGATTTAATAAATCAATAATCCACAAAACAAATAACCTATAAGGTGATTTTATTGTGAATAAATCAACTCTTGATACAACTGTAATCAATCGATTATGTGCAAATGACTTTGCACAGCCAAAAAAGCTACCTCTTCTCACACGTATCTGGAGAAAGCTATGTGCCGCGAAAACAGCTTAACTCAAATCAATGCCGCTATTGAGAACTTGAGTAACGCAAAGCAAGGCTCTTCATTGGTGGAAGCACAAAGCCAAGCTCTTTCGTTTATCCAGGCATCTTTCGATAGAGAAGAAATCAACCAAGTCGAAAAGCAATCTTTAGAAAAAAAAGTGCGTCGGATTTATCGAACTCAAATTATTGAGGAATCAACATGAATTTAGAACAAACCCAAGAAAGCATTGTGCCTGAACAATCAGTGATTGATTCATGGCCTACAAAGGTTCGCACAACTTCAAATGCATGCCAGGAACAAGAGCCTGTTGAAGTTATTTTTGATGCTGAACGTTGGCTCTATGAACGCAAAAAAGCTTATCCAATGGTGGACTGTTTACCTGGTCCAGCTGATGGAATGTGGAAAACATTTCGCTACCACCCTGTTTGCAATGGTGTTGTTTTAAAAGACCAAGATGTTTTGGTTTTGTACCCAAACGGCAATTACTACGTTAAGTCTGATACCAACAAAGAAGGCTGCGAACATCACCCATCAAAATGCTGTCAATGCATGCTCAAAGAAATTGATGAGGAATATCTCAACTGGATGTCAGATGAGGAAAAGCATTTAAGCGCTGCACTGATTTCAATTAATGAGGTGCCGTGATGTTTGAAACAAAAATTAAGCCCGATTATTCAGAAGCAGTTGCTCAGTTTTTAGCAAATGGCGGCGAAATTAAACAGGCTGAAAATTTCCATAAAGCTGAGTTTAATTTTTCTGTATCAACTGGTGGTCTAAAGCAAAACATTCAACTTCGCAAAGATGCAGAAGTGAAAGGATTGAAAACTTATGTGCCTTTCGCTGCATGTGAAAAGTGCAGCACGTTCGAACGATCTGTAAAGTCAAATGCTTGTCTTGAGTGTGACCGCCGCAGAGCGAGAGCTAAAACAGGATTGAGTGTTAAAAATTTGGAAGCGATTGGGCATTACTTGCTAGATAAAGGTGAATCGGTTGAGTTCACCAGTGGCGGTCAAAAGTACGTTTTAAAAGTTGAGGTGGCGTGATGATCATGATCCTTATTCAAACACTGCCCTTTGCTTTAGTTTTTTTACTAGTAACAGCTTTCATTGCTGGATTGGTTTGGTGCTTATGCACTGCTGTTAACCACGCCAAATACTTAAAACTTGAAGCCAATCACCTTCAAAAAATTATTGAAGATCAGGAGAACGAGCATGCTCAAATTCACTGATAACCAAAAAATTGAACATGTTTTTAATTTAGAAAATTTGGTGCACGTGCATGTGCGCAAGTCTGACGAAAAAAATGTCACGCTCACTATGCATATGCTTGGGCCACACACCATTCCAGTAACTGTTGAAGCTAAGACAGCTAATTTTGTTTTGAGCGAATTAGGGGAACATTATGCAATCGAACATTGATCATAGTGCAATTATTAATAAGGGCAAATCCATTGCCCTTGCCATCCAAGTCGACGACTTTTTAAAGGCTCAGGGCAAATTAGAGCCGATACAAATTCCTTTTGGCCAAACTCGAATGAGTATGAAACCAAAGGACACCGACTATAAAACTGGCCAGCAATCTATGCGCGAATCTATGGCTGATTCTGTTAGTAAAAAAAGACCAGTTTTAAGCTCAACTGATCGTCCTTTAACGAAAGAACAAGAGCGTCATAAATTCAATTTTGAAGCTAAGACGAAAGCCCTGGCTAATGGTGAAAGTACTTTTGAAGGCAAATGTGACTTGCATGGACTTACCGAGTTCAAAGCCTATCAATCTGGCAAGCATCACTGTGTCAAATGCCGTCAACGTACTAGCCAATTAAGAAAGGAGGCTTAAAAATGTCTGCACATTTACCAGGACAATCCGTTTCTATTCACGATGATGAATGGGGAACATTTTGCTACACACACCACGATATTAAGGCTACT